CGTGCAGATAACAGACACTGAGAGTGGTTTTTTATCACAACTTACTGGTATGGAAAACGTTTTCTTGGTAATTGATGACAGTGAGGGAAGGACACAGTTAGGTGGAGATTTTGTTATCTATGATATACAAGATAGGAAAAATATAAGTGGAAAGTCATCAGCAGTGATAAGATTATGTAAAACTGATTTCTTAAATAACGCTGCTAATAAAATATCACGCAGATTTGGTAAAGGTGGTGGTGCAAAAATAGATAGAATTGTCAAAAAAGAGATTTTACAAGATCTCATGGGTATTGATAAAAATAGACTTGTAGATTTTGAACCAACGTTAAATAAGTTTTCATTTATATCACCATACTGGAATCCATTTACTGCTATTAGATGGTTAGCAGCAAGAGCAATACCCGCAAGAGGTAGTGGGTTCTCTGCAACCGCAGGATATGCTTTTTACGAAACAAGATCAGGATATCATTTTGTATCCTATGATTCTTTCGCAAGGAAAGCACCTGTCACTAGAATCGTCGCAGGACACGAGGGAGGAGAGTTAGAAGAGGAGGACGATAAAGGTATTATATCTGTATCAAAAGTAAATGTAGAATCTTCATGTGATTTATTGGCGGGTTTAAACATGGGTTCTTATCTAAGTAACACCATGACACTGGATTTGAGAGACATGAAGTATAGAGAATATCCCTTCAACATCAATAAATATTACAGAAGTGTTCCATTGATGAACTCTCGCAAAACACCAGAATTCTATAAAGGATTTGATAAGAGTAACACATATACAAGGATCATGTCTAAAATATCTGACTCTGCATTGTTTACCAGAGGAATATACTCAAGAGATTTTACAAAGCAACTTTCACAATCCTCATTAAGGGAAAAATTATTTTACAATAAAAAATGCACTGTAGAATTAGTATCAGATTATTCACTAGAGATTGGTGAGGTTGTACAATTAGACATATACAAAGGTGGTAGAGATAGAGAGCAAGACTATGCTAACTCTGGTAGATGGGTTATTGGTAGGGTCGAGAGAACATACAAAAACAGTGAAGATAAAATGACTACTAAACTTACGTTGTTTACTGACTCAGATGGTGAGGAATCATGATGAATGAGAATATTGCTAATTTTATAGGTAGAGAGGGGTTCAACTGGTGGATTGGACAGGTAGAGAATGATGGTAGAAGATTTTGGAATGCATCATCAAGACTTGGACTAGGTGGTTGGGATTACTCTGACTGGGATTGGACTAATAAAGTAAAGGTTAGAATCGTAGGATATCATAATCCAAACAGAAAAGAACTACCCACAACAGATCTACCATGGGCACAGGTATTGATGCCACCAATATATTCCATGAGATCTGGTATGGGATCCATACATCAATTGCAGATCAACAGTTGGGTTATTGGATTTTTTATGGATGGTACGTCTGCACAGATTCCTGTTGTTATGGGAACTCTTGCTGATGAAAATCCTGGCGGAGGTTATGGTGTAGAAGGTGGTAAAGAAGAAGGATTTGCACAATTAGTATCACCTGACTATGAGTATCCAGATCATAGTGACGATGGTAGTAGTGCACCAAATACAGGCAGCACAATCGAAACTAATGAAGACACTGGTGTAGATGAAGCACCAAAAAACAATGACGGACATGCACACACTTCTACTGATGAGGAAACAGGAGAAGAGACAGAGAATACTACTGATGATAAGAATGAACGTGGTCCTGCTAAACTAGAGAGTGAGAAGCAGAAAATAGCGACTGAAAAACAAAAAGTCACAGTTCAAGTTGGTAACGGTAAGTGTGGATCAGAGACTGCTACAAAACTCGAAGGTCCTATGGCAGAGTTTATGAAGTTTGCTCGTGGCGTAGAGAAGAATGATATAGATCAATTTATCAATAAATTAGATGGTTCTGTTGTTGACATGGACTATGAGATAAACATCATGTCACAACGTATACAAAAGAAACTTACAGGATTGACTGCAAATATCAAGGGCGTAGTCATGGAAGAGACTAACAAACTTGTGCAAGATGGTTTAGATGAACTTAGTATCCCAAATCCAGAGTTAGATACTGCAGTCAGAAAACAACTAAAAGATGTTGGTGATCTTGTATCATGTCTATTCAAACAAATATTAGGAGAACTTGGTGACTTTATAAAAGGTATGCTTAGTGACCTAGTAGAAAATGTGTTAGACACTGCCTTATGTTTAGTTCAGAACTTCCTTGGTGAGATCATGAAGCAGTTGATGGATAAAATACAAAGTGCATTAGGTATATTGAAAGGTGTCACTGGTGCTATCAAAGGTGCAGCACAAAAAATACAGAACTTGCTTAATAAAGTATTAGATTTCATAGATCTATTTTGTGATGGCGAACTATCATGTGCTATTGGTGCATCTGTATTTGAGACTGGTGTTGGTGCAAAGGCAAAAGGAAATGATGCAACGCAAAAACAAATAGATCAATACAAGGTCAAACCTCCCAATTCTGTATCAGTTGTTGGTAATGGTAAACCTAAGAATGGGTTTGTGCCAGTGGTTGACAAAAATGGCATCAAAAAAGTATTCAATACTAAAAACGGATCCTTGTCAGATCTCAGTAGTGCAACTGGTATATCATCTGGACTGTCAGAAAAATCATTTGATACACGAGGACCTCTTGAAAAGTTTGAGGGTATTAACTTCTATGATTCAAGTGGTAATATAGCAAGTCAAGCAGTTAATTGTTCTAGTGCTAATCGTAACAAGAAACCATGCTTCCCAGAAATGGTATGGGATAATCTACAGTCAACAAGTCCAGTCAAGGCATTACCTATAATAGATGATATAGGACAGATACTTGGTGTGTTTATGCAAAAGAAAGGGTCTGGTGTTGGATTAGAAGCACAGGTTAGAGCACAGTTTACATGTAACGAACCAGAGGGCGGTGGTGCTAAATTCAAACCAAACATTGTAGATGGTAAGGTTGAATCTGTAGATGTTATCAATCCTGGCATAGGATATGGATTTGATCCTGCTGATACATTTTGCCCTAAAGAACAATACGCAGTCACAGTACCAAAGGCAGGACTGCAACAGTTCGTTAATGATGGAGAGTATCTAGAACAAGTTATTGAAGGTAACCCTGATGTATTACAAGTTGTTGATACAGATTATTCTGATGATGATATGTTGATAGCAACCATAGATCCATCATTCAATCCAAATTTTGTTGCAGGATTACAGTTAAAAACCAAATCTGGACATGAGTTTACGTTGAATTTCAACAGTAAGTTCCCAACTTTAATCATACCTCAAGATGCAAAGGCATTATATGCAAATTGCAGTGATATTATACCCAAATTAGATGAAGTAAAACTCGTAAACGTGGGAACTAACTACAAAGATCCAGTTATTACTATTGGTGTTGGTGATAAACAAAAACAAATTGGAACAGCAACCACAGATGCAGATGGAAGATTAATTAGTGTTAATATAGATACTCCAGTGTTAGGTTTTGTAAAACCAGAAATAGTTGACAGTCAAGGAACAGGTGCAAGACTAAGCACATCTTACATTTATACAAGTCCTAGAGAAATCAAAGAGACTAACGTGTTGCCACTAACACAATATATTGACTGTGTGGGTCATCCTATGATAACATTTAAGGAAGAAGATGAAGATACATCATTGCAAGATAGTGGGTTTAATTTAGTGGATGGTCAAGATACTGCTACAACAACTGATGGAGATACAACAACGGTATCTACTCCAACTGTTGCTGATCCTGTAACCACACCTGTAAATCCAGATGCAGGAACACAACCAACACAACAGACACAGCAGCAACAAACGCAACAAACTCCACCATCGACACCACCAGCTCAAAATAATCCACCGCAACAAGGTGGTTACGGAGGTTACTAATGGTACTTAATCCATTCACAGGTGGGACTATTGTTAACAATCTCCTACCTAAATTAAGAATACGATATCCAAAGAACTGGGTACAATCTACATCTATAGGTCATATGTTCGAGATGAACAGCACCAGAG